TCGCTAATCCTTGATATCTATACTGGTAGTAAGCGTACGGCCAATACACCTTTACTTAGGTTGAGCCGTATCAGCAAAAGAATCGTTTCATATGTGTGAGATACCGCCTCATGCACATTGGCTTTTGTATCGACATCTACTCGGAGACCCTCGTGCCTTGGTGAAATACCATGTGCCAACCATCTTCGTAGGTTTTCCAAATAGAGCTACGCATTGATAACGACTCATCGCCATTAGCATTTTGATGACGGCATCGGTACGTTGCTAACGCGACACCATCTGCAAGCACACGCAGTTTGAAATCCTCGATTGTCCTTTTGATCCAAGTCTGGGATTTTAGTCCCACGATCACCTCCGCTTTCGTCCAGCTTTTGCCGACAGCTCCAAATTCAACGAAGTCTTCGGCAAGCAGCTGTTTAAGCAGTCGATCATTCTTTCTCGCTTCCGGATCTAGCAACAGCTGTTCAAGCGCTAAAATCTCCAGACGAATATCCATTTCCCTCACCTACCAAGTGTGATTTATATATGTTTCACAGGGGACAATAGATCACATAAGCTAGATCTGTACCCACTGATGCGGCAGCAACTGGCTGATGTCTTTCGACCGTAACGTCGGCAGCCGCGTCAGCACCTCTTTGAGGTAGACATACGGATCATTGAGCAACAGCCCTGGTTGAGGCCTAGATCATGCTGTCACGATTGCCGGGGGAGTAAACGATAAGGCCGCGTTTGAGTCGGGGCACGGCCTCCAGGCCGGCGGTCACTACCCCATGATTTTCCGGTACTCCTGCGGCATGGGTTAGAGATCAATACACCGCCAGATGACCTGGCTCCTTTGGAAAGATTCTATCTGCGGCGTCTTAGCGTGAATCTCCTGATGGCCATGCCAAGCAGGCAGAAAATGGCGCCTGCTGCTGCTTTGGCCAGAAGGAGAGTAGTAGGGTTCTCGCTGGCTGGGATACTGCCTGAAAAGGCAAGCGTGATAGCGACATATACACAAGCAGAGATCAGTACCGAGATTCTGCTCTTGATGAAGAACCCGATAGCCGCGCAAAGGACGAACACCAATGGGTCCAAAAGGGAAGCTGCTAGGCAAGCGATAAACACAACCAAAGCGATCTCCTATCCAATGCCGCCTCCAATGCCATATGACCTTGCCTATGATGCGGTGCTTGTGAGCCTGTAACCCATATACGATGACGCTACGCTTCATCTAGATCAGGTTGAACATCGAGGCTTGCCAGTGCTTCTCGCTGATGATTGCGATGGGATGGCCTTCCTCGCGCAGCTCGACAGCTCGCTTGATCTTGGTTCCATACGTACTGTGTAGCCACTGCTCGTTGCCTATCTCGCCGACGACCAGGTAGTGCACCTTTTTGCTGATGCCTGAGGCTATTCCCCCGCCGCGGTTGACGACGATCTCTTCGCAATGCTTTCTGGGGCCGTAGACCATGACGCCAGTGAAAACGTAGAGATGGCCCGACCACTCAAGCTTGGGAGCTGGATTGTTGAGCGGAAGAGCATTCGATGGAGTAAAGGAATTGTCGCTTGGTTTCGGCTTGGAAGCAGAGAGGCCACCAAACCCTCTAAGAATCTCAAGCAGTTCGGCAGACTCATCAGCGTCTAACACGCCATCGGACAGCATGTCTGAGAGCCTCCGGTAGAGGAGGTTGGTCACTGGATCGTCAAGATGGATCAAGTTCGTAGCGATCCAATCCTGTAGGAACTCGGCCTCATGCTGATTGATATGCCCATCAGCAGTGATCCCAGCGGCCAGTCCTGAGAGCGCATCGACAGACCTTCGGTCTATGCGCTTCTCGTGGAAAATTCGACTTTTCCCAAATTCAGCGTGCCAGTCGACCATTGCTTCTCTCCTTGAACGTCAGGTGTCCATCACAACCTTTTCGCATTCCACACCAGCAGCACCTGGCATGTATGCTGGTCTTGGCCATGCTCGTCGCTTTACAAATCCCCACTCCGCCAGATTACCTTGCCTGTCAAAGCTTTCTGAAATTCCAGGCGCCCAGCACCTTGGCTTGGAAATGGACGTCTTCCATGCGTGCCTTCTGCGGCTCGAAGGACTTGTTGTCCGACACCAGCAGGTAGTGCTCGGCATCGTGGATCTGCACCCGCTTCACGAACAGGTGCTGCAGCCAGGTGAAGACGTAGACGCCTTCCTCGACGAAGTCGGTGATGCCCACGTCGACGAGGATCGGGGACTTGTCCTCGATGGTGCCCAGCATGCTCTGGCCCCACCCGGTGATGATCTTGAGGTTGGCCGGATCGGTGTACTTCAGACCAAGGTCATCCAGTTGGACCTTGTCGACCACCAGATTCCTGACGAACTCGCGGTACTCGGCCGGTACCTGGCCGCCACCCATGGCAGCGCGCACGTCGTACTGGGCGATCGAAATCGTATTTCCTTTCACCAGAGTGGTGCGGTTGAAGTCAGCGTGAATCACGTTCGATGTCGTCGATTGATCGCCATCGAGAGACTCGGCTACTGCCTGCGCGATTTTCTCCTTAGCTTCGCCGCTCAGCCCTTTACCGTGGCGCTGGAGCATCTCCATCACCTTTTCCGCGGCCGATGAGCCAGGGCGCTGAGGCGAACTACCTGGCGCAATAAGCTCCGCCTCCTTTTCGCTCAACCCCCAGTGTTCTGCGCCAACGACGCCTGAGAAGAACGATATCAACTCGATCAGTTTCGCTTTATCGATCCTGCCGGTGTTGATCCATCCCTGGACAGAAGGGGGCTTCACGCCGAACTGCTCTGCGAGAGCCTTTTTCGACATGTTTTTGGCGAGTCTGGCGGCCTCGATAGCGGCGCCGAGTTGGGGTCCGGTAAGCATTGCCTAATTTAACGTCAGTTGTGGTGTTGTTAGGCAATGGCTTGCCTGTGATTAGCTATTGACTTACTGTTTTCTCCAACATTCCCCGGAGAAGAGGCATGACTCCAGCAGAAGCAGTGCGCCAGGCCGCCGAGATGTTGGGCAGTAGGGCCGAGTTGGCGCGAAAGCTCAATGTGAGAGCACCCACCGTAAGTCAATGGTGTTCAGGCGTTCGACCAATCCCGGCGAAGCGCGCAGTTGAGATTGAGGCGCTCACCGCAGGTCGGGTCCTTCGAAGTGAACTTTGCCCGTCGTTCCCATGGGGTGCGGCTGCCTGAGCACACCTTACTGGCCAGGAGCCGCCACGTCATGCGAAGCGAATCGCACACCCTGATCTCCAAGCTGCTCGGCGTGGTGAACCAATGGCGCCGCCGAGAGGGGTGGAGCCGAGAGACCGTCGTCCAGCACATCGTGGAGGCGCACGAGCGCATCCAGGGAGCGCTGGTCACCGGCATCGTCTTCGACCCGCCAACGCGCGATACAACTGAGCGGATGAAGGTCAACGCTGACCGCGTGTTCCGCTGGCTCGACGACGGAACCAAGGACACCAACCTGGTGCCGGCGAACTTCGTTCCCAGCATCCTCGCGGCGCTGCCGACTGACCTGAAGGTCCAGGCCCTGGGCGACATCCTGACGCCGCTGGGCGTGTCGGTGCGCTTGATCGGCGGCGATGCCGGCCAGCGGCCGGAGGTGCTCTGCATGCTCCGGACACTCATCAAGGAGAACGGTGAGGCGCAGCAGGCTGTTGCCAACCTCGTCGACGGCGCTGATGACCAGGAACTGCAGGAGGCCCACCGGGAGCTCTCCGAATCCAGGGCGGCGACAGATGAGGCGCTGCGGATGATCGACCAGATGCGCCGGCCGCGCCTTGTTCAGGGGTAGCCGTGCCGTCCTTCCAGATCAACGACGAGGAGTGGGATGCGCTCTTCGACGAGCCGCATCAGCTTCTGAAGGTGTACTGCGCGATCCGGATGTTCATGGACTACAGGACCGGCATCGCTGGCGAAACCCGCCGCCTGAGCGAGCAGATGCTGATTGAGGTTTTGAGCATCCCGGCATCACCTGGGCGTCCTGCGCACAAGGCGACCCGCAAGGAGGCCCGCTACACCATCGATGCGCTGGTGCGCCGTGGCATGGTCGAGCCTATGCCCAGCATCGGTCCTTTCGTTTTCCACCTGCCGAAGGCTTCGCGGGATCAATCCGTCTCGGAGAGGTGGGGCCAGAGGTTTGACCAAGGTGGGGCCAGACCTGGGGCCCTAGGTGGGGCCAAGGATTTAGAGCCAGAAGCCCCGGAACTACTGGGCTACAGCGAAGAGGTTGGAGCAGGTGGGGCCAGAGGTGGGGCCGGAGGTTATCCCGAGGTGGGGCCAGAGGTGGGGCCTACATCCGGTCTTCCTCCGATACCTCCTCCGTCACGTAACGCGCGCGAGGCAGAGCCGGTATCTGGTGCTGACCGATTCCCGATGCATGAGGCCTGGGTGCCGAGTGCGAAGGGGTGGGCGGCAACGCTGGTCCGCAACGGAATTGGGAGCTACCAGCTACGCGACGACGAGCTTCTCGAATTCCGCAGTTACTGGATCAACCGCCCCGAGAAATTCCAGTCCCAAGGCCAGTGGGAGCACGAACTGGCACAGAAAATCCGCCGCAACCAGCGCTTCGACCAGAACAGGAGCAGCTATGGAAACCAAGCAGGAAACGCCGAAGGCCAAGCCGGCCATCGTGCCGCAAAGCGCGGCCTCCCACATCGACAGGGCCCTCGCTCAGCCGTCGACCGCGTCAACGCAATCGTCGCCGCCAACGAGGCTGCCCGACAGGCTGCTGGAACGGCTCTGGGTGAAGATGACCGAGATGTACGGGCACCGCTGGACGTCGAGTTTTGGCGACAACCCGAATCCTGACGGCGCCTGGGCTACGGTGCTCCAGGGGCTGACCGGCCAGCAATTGGCCCACGGGCTCAACATGCTGACGTTCATGGGCAGCCGGTTCGACTGGCCGCTGGCGGCGCCGACATTCCGAGAACTCTGCCTGAGCGTCCAACCGGAGTCGCTCGGTCTGCCGGACCACGACACCGCGTTCCACCAAGCTCTGGCGTGCCGCTACCGCCACCAGGTGGTCAAGGCCGCCGCCGAGGCGACCGGCGTTTTCGATCTGCGAGAGCAACCGACGGGACGCTTCGTGCTGCATCGCCGGTCGTGCGTATCGCCAACGTTGATGGGAGCTTGAGACCGGACCTCAACGAACTGGACTTCGAGACTGCGGGGGCTTGGGGTGTAGCCAACGCAGAGGCCCGCGGCGTTACTGTTCAACGGCTCGCCGTTGGCGTCTACAAGGTCTCTGGTAGCCTGGGGCTAGCGAAAGAGGGCTGGCGCGTGATCGACCCTGCGTCTCCCGACGGCGGTCGCCCACTCGGTATCACTGACAGCGAACAGGCTGAGGATGGGACGGTCACCATCCGGCTCTTCAAACAGCGCTGGACACTCAGTGACGACGGCGAAATGGTGCTCGGGAAGGGCGCCCCACTGGATGTCCCGCTCAACAGTTGGATCGATGTCCGATTGTCGATGCCGGCACCTCCCGAGATGCAGCCCGAGACTCTATGACCAGCCCGCACTCTGCGGGCTTTTTTGTGCCTGGAGATCAGCATGCCTATCACTGAGCAGCAACTGCTGCAAATCCTCCCGAACGCCGGCCCTCGCGCCGGCGTTTTTGTTGGTGCGCTGAACCGCGGGATGACGCGCTTCGGTATCACGTCGCCTGTGCGAGTCGCCGCGTTTCTGGCCCAGATCGGCCATGAAAGCGGCCAGTTGACCCGCCTGGTGGAGAACCTCAACTACAGCGCGCGCGGCCTGGCTGCGATCTGGCCGATTCGCTACCTCGGCGCCGACGGGCAGCCCAACGCGTTGGCGCAGCGCCTGGCGCGCAATCCTCGGGCCATCGCCAACAACGCCTACGCCTCGCGCAACGGCAATGGCGACGAGGCCTCCGGCGACGGCTGGCGGTATCGCGGGCGCGGCCTGCTGCAGATCACCGGCCGGTCGAACTACCGCGCCGCCGGCGCCGGGCTGGGCCAGCCGCTGGAGCAGGAACCAGAGCTGCTCGAGCAGCCGGAGTTCGCTGCGCTGTCGGCGGCCTGGTGGTGGGCCAGTCACGGCTTGAACGACCTGGCCGACCGCGGCGAGTTCGCCGCCATCACTCGGCGCATCAACGGCGGCACGAACGGCCAGGCGGAGCGCCTGGCGCTGTGGGAGCGGGCGAAGAGGGTGCTGTCGTGATCTCCGCCCGTGCTTTATCGGTCGCGCTGGCCTGCCTGCTACTGCTTGGCCTCGGCGCCGCCGGCGGTGTCTGGCTCGGCGCGCGGCACTACC